AACACCATTAGGCAAACCATTGATGTTTTGATCGCTTTGATCTACTGCCATGACATATTCGCCTCCTAATCCCATAATCTTTAGACCACTAGCCTTTTTAGCCATAGCATCTTTAAACTGATCACCAGTCACAAACTTAGTAAGGTCCAGACTATCCAGCTGCTTAGCCATATCAGCCAGTTCTTGCTTGGTGTAATCAAGTTGCTGATCAAAGTCTTTTAGCGTGGATTGATCATTGCTGATGTTGGTCTTAATGTCGGCTAACTGTTTAGTAAAGTCAGCTAGTGTGGTAGACTTCCACGCATCGTAATCTGTTTGCAGAGCATCAATCTTAGCTTTAAAGTCAGCATTTGCTTGATTAATCGTAGCATCCCTTTGAGCGGTAATCTCCGCAATTGCATCATTTTTAGCTTTTTCAATTTGATCATGTTGTGCCTGTGCATCAGATTTAATTTTGGCCAGTTCTGCATCACTAGCAGATTGGTTGGCTTGGAGTTGCTGATCTGCTTTAGCCTGAATTTGATCATGCTGAGATTGAGTTTGAGAGTTAATTTCAGCAATCTTTGACGCATAACTATCCGAAATGGTCTTAGATTGCGCCTGCCAGTCAGCCTTCAATTTATCAAAATCAGCCTTGCGAGCGTTAAAGTCGTTAGTCCAACTCTGAATCAAGCCATTTTCTTGATTGTGCAAAGCTTGCAACTGATTTCGCATATCAGTCAGTTCATTAGCTACGTCTCTTTGCCCATTAGAAATAGCCTGATTGATTTTATCAGTCAGGCTATTGATTAGGTTTTGTGTTTGAGTTTCAGTGTTCTTGATTACGCCTTGATAGTGAGCTTGCAAAGCATCAAGCGTGGACGAATAGTTATCATCATTAACATGTAAAGTAGCACTTGGTATTACGACAAATCTAAAACTTACCGTTGTATCAAGTACTGTACCATCTGCACTTACGATATCAAACCATGCTGTACCGGATTCCGGATAAACTTGGTCTTGCAATGCATAAGAGAACTTGCCATTTTGGGGATCAGTCAAAGTGAATTTACCGCTTGTCGATGCTTTCCCATCGTCCACAACATACTTGCCAGAATCTTTTGACTCTGAAAAAACTATTTTTTTATCAGATAGGTCGTAAGGTGTTCCAGTTGCATCCACAACGATGACCGGCAAAATTTGGCCACGTTCTCCTTGTCCAATTTTCCTGATATAATCACCGACATTACTTGTTGTCTTGTTGGTTGTTAGTACTATTTGCGCTAGACTCATTTGCTTTCACCTTCTTTCTTAGCGCGGCGTTTTCAATTTTTAGCTTGTCATTTTCTTCTTTCAAAGAATCATTTACTTGTTTTTGTTCTTTAAGAGCAACCTGCAACTTTGCTACTTGAACATTAAGTGAAGCAATCATATTGCCAGTATTAATTGCTAGTGTTTCTGCCACTTTATCATTCATTTGATTCTCCTTATTGGACTCTATACCAGTGTTTATTGCCTGTAGGCGTATATAACTTCAATACATACATATGACCATCATTTCCGCCCATCATAGTACCAACGGCTTCAGTATAATGACCACTCTTAGGACCTAAACCACGATTGTATGCTTCAGTATAGTTAAGCATTCCCGCTTTAGATGAAGTACTATCCACATCTGTAGTAATTTGCCCTGGATTTGTCGAAATATCAGGAGTTGAAGGCACAGTGATATTCGTATAACCGTTTTTAAGATCATTAAAGGAATTCTGCCACTGTTGATTCATTTCTTGAAGGTCACTATCAAATACTAGACTTCCTAGATCAATTCCATCTAATGTGCCAGCTTCATCACTGCCCCAGTCATCATTACTACCAGGAATATATCTATAGTCATTCCTACCTTGTCCTGGTAAATCTCTCAGCTTACCCATATCAACGTTGTCAGAGCCTTTCCAAATCCAGTGCTTAGTACCTCTAATGGTTATCCAATCGGCAACCCAGGCACGTACCCAAGACTTGATTCTTCGATAAGCGTGCCCAGCAAAATTTCTTTGCGTCAAAACTTGATTGTCCTCATCATCCACAGTGATAGCACTAGGGTGAATTCGAGTGATATGACTACCACTAGTTGTTGCAAATTGTCCGGATGACATCATAGAAGCATAGTTATCTGAAGTCACCCAGATAACTCGCCCGTTTCTCCATGGGTTTAAAGTAGTACCTGGATTTTGTGTTCCAATATAAATTTTCATATTCATATTAGGATCTTCATTGACCAAGTTACCGTGCATAATCATTGCATCGATGTTCATTGCTTTTACATTTACGCCCTCAATCGAGTCAGCATAAAGTTTACCGCGTGAGTCCATACCGGTTAGCAATTTCTGAGAACGCTCATCATAAAACTCTAGTCCATTACCCCCAAACACCATCTTTCCGCCGTTACTACTTCTAGCAGTCAATTGTTGAGGTGCTTGCCAGTTAGGAATTGCCTGGATAATGCCTTCGCCCGGCTGATCAATCCAAGATTTAATATCTGAAGCATCATCATCTAATTGCTGGAAATGTTCTTCAAATTCTTTACGACTTTCAAGGAAAACATCCTTTAATTTATGCTCTTTTCCTTTATCATCTTTCCAGGTAACATCTTGCTGGATCATACCTAGCTCGCTCATCATCTTGTTTTCTTTTGCACGACGATCTGACTTTTCCGAATGCATCATATCTTCAAACCGGTTAAGCCAACCTTGAGTTCTTCGTGTGAAAGCACCGACAGCACTACTTGTTTGATCTTTAGCTTGTTGGAGTAACAGGTGTTGCCAGCTTTCAGGCAATCTACCTACTGTAATTTGCTTATAATGTTGAGCCAATCCATCCCAAACAAACCCATTAACTTCTTCTTTTTGATTAATATGATACTTGTCATACTTAACAGTTACATAGTCATAAAGACTCAATTGGGTCTTATTCGCATTTAAAGCAGACATTTCTTGATAAGAAATTGTATCTTGCACATCTATATGACCGTATTTGTGCTCGATGATATAGTTTTTACCTATATCTGTTACTTGCTTGATGTCATCTGCAGTAGCAACAAAAGTACCATCCGGTTGCTGTCCGGACAAATCTTGATCATCGTGCTTCAAGTATGAGCTGACATCCACAGTGTTGACCTTATCAATATTTGGATCATTGCCGAAGCCGTCTGCATATAAAGGCCCAACTTTTACAGTTACTTCATTATGTGAAGTATCAACATTTGGATTAGGATTCGAACTATCGTCATCGTTTGCATCTGGAGAAACCAAATCAGATTTATCAGAATCAATATTATCTTCAGGTAACCATCCAGTTTTACCAGCATAGGTCACTTCAACATAGGTCTTGCCATCTCCACCTTTAGCTTCATGACCATCAGCAACCAATTGAGTACCTGAAGGAATTGACCAGTTAAGAGCATTGTTTTTATCTGGAGTTGCATAAATTTCAACTTTGCTATGATCCTTTAGCCTATCTTTTAGAATTTGATCTGTACTTGAAGGCTTGATGGACCCATTTTCTTTATACTCAATCGATCCAGAACTTACCCAACCATACTTAGTATGGTGGTAAGTCTTCCCGCCTTGAACAATAGTCTTATCAATTTCTACTCTTCCGGTGTGGGCGTGTACAGTAACCTTCTTTTTCTTAGAAGCCCAGTATCTACCGGATTTATGGTTCTTAGAATTGCCACCTGTAGTCACTGTATGAGTAGTAGCAACCATCTTGTGATGTTTGCTATCCCAATGATACTTAGTTTGATTCTTTTTGATGTAGCCATAGCCGGAATTACTGTAGCTTTGATACGCACCGTTTTGCGTCAAAGACAAGTGAGGCCCGTAAAGCCACTGACCAGGACCAATTCGATACCACATATCACCGTTAGAATTGCGTTCCACCATATCATAGTGAATTGAGGTTCCGTTCTTTACAGTCCAACCAGGAATGCGAACGTGATCTGGTCCAATTTCTGGGGACTTATAGACATGGATTTCTCCACCTGGTTTATATGCAACTACTGCATTACCTGACATGCTTACACGCGAACCAGCTCCACTTGAGTCATTTGGATCCTGAGCCTGAACAGTAAGTGATCCTGTGATGTCGTTAACCATATAGCTACCAGATTTATCAAAACTGATCCATCTAGCATCCACAAAGCCGCCACCATCTTCTGGTGCGACAGGATACCAGTCATCACCGTTAACGGTATTAATTTGATATTTTCCATCTGATGTAAAATCGCCGTCATGAATTGGTGTACCAAGATGAAGCTTCATCCCCGTTGAAAGGGCACCAATTGCTTGATGACCTTCAACAGGTGAGTTAAAGATTTCAACCGTACCACCTGCTGCATAAATCCCAACGTTTGAGTAATCACTGGACCAGCTAGCCCAGCCATCCCAATCTGCTTTAGCAACAGCCTGACCTGGGATGTATTTTGCAATGAAAACAGCACCAGTCCACATATTTTCTGTTGAAATATCATGTTGAAACTCTGACATATTTTTGCCATAGTCAATGACAATTCCAGTATCCATGCCAGCATGTTCGCTATGATGAATTTCATTATTATCAAACTCCAATTCACCGCCATAAAGTCCTGGTATAGAGTTAACTGCCTGATCTCCTTCTTGATCTGGATTGATCAGAAGAGAACCAACCTGCTGAGCTCCTTCCACATTGACATTACTTACCTTTGACACTTTACTGTCAAAGATAATATCTTTAGCCGGAACCATTTGGTTTAAAGCTTGGTTCATGAAGTCTTGAGGTGATGCATTAACTAGTTGGAATCCGTCTGGTAAAGTACAGTCATTTAAAGTAGCCAACAAATGTTCAGCATTAACTACTACTTGATCCAACTCTTGGGTTACATGAGTAATTTTGAATTTTTGATGTGGAAACTTATATCCACAATCTTCAAGAATCCAACGGTCTTTTTGAATTTCTTCCATATGATTTCCATCGCGTGGATATGTCATTTGTAATGTTGGATATTGATTGAAATTAAAAGTAACATCGCAAGTTAGTGCATCAGATAAAGTAAAGCCTGGAGTAGTAAAGTCACTATTAATAGATTTATATAAGTGAGGAAAAGATAGCAACTCATCATATTGGGTATAAATTATCTCTGGAATTTTACCAATTGTAACTTTCACTATATCAACCTCCTCCATCGTGGCATGTATTCTGCTTTAGTGATCGTTGCCCCAGATTCTGCAGTAATCGTGATAGTATTTTTACCTGGTTGAAGTATAGGAACGCTTAAATTAGGCATTTTAACCTGGCTATTGTAAAGTTTATTGTCCTTGTCATAAGTGTCCTGCGTGTCACCTGATAGCCAAAATTCACCAGACATATTGTCAAACTCATAAGGCAAGCCATTTACATATAAGATGAATGTCCCATTAGCAATAAAATGCCAGTTTGGAACAGCAATTCTGGATTCTTGGTTATAAACTGTACCAGTATCCGGCAGTGGAATGTACTCAATACCATCGACACGATACTGAAATGGCTCACAATAAAAAGGAATTGTACCGGTTGCGTGGTAAGGATCACTTTCATCCCACTGCAGGCTGAAAGGGTCTTTTTGAATCGCGCTGTAAGCATACTCAGGATCAGCATCAAATTGTAAATATTGATACTTTCTTTGGGTCATGGTTACAGGTGAAGCCAACCAATCCGTCAGAGTCCGCTCATAGTCAAATTGAGAAACATTAGATGGTCGAACAGCATCAACAGTGAAAGTCTCAGTGACATTCTGATAAGAGTTATCATCTTGCAAAAAGTCACCGCTACGACCTTTGATGTGAGTAGCATCAAGGTCAGCTGTCGGGTGGACTAGATTAAACGGATATTGCACCGTAAAACCTAGATCACGCGAATTTTTGCCTTGAAAAATTAAACCTGAATACTCAACGCCCACTTAATCCCCTCCTTAGTTTGATCATTGCAGCTCTTTGTTCTGCCTTACTAAACGGCTCAACAACTTCCCACAAGGTTCTGCCCGCAGGAGTTGTGAGCTTGATGTTAGCAACAGAACTCTTATTAACCAATTGACGCAAAAGTAAAAGCACGGATTGTCTAAATTCGTGCTCTTCTTTTTGTTCTTTACTATCTATTTGATTTTGCTGTTGTCCAAAGGTGGTATTAGCTGAAAGAATTGCAATTGCCTTACCAATTAACTCCCACGCACGAGTTGACTTACTTGGAATTAATGGAATTGCCATTTCTGGTCCTGCCTCACCAAAAACACTTGGTGAATTTGCAATACCACCATTAGCAAAGCGTCTATGCCCTTGAGGACCAGAATGAAGCCAATCAAATTTACGATGTCCCCAAATAGTCGTCCAGCCAATAGAGTTACGCCAATCAGAGTTATTGAAAAATGCTAGCAATTCATCATATGGATTGTGAATATTGGTGTGACCAGCGACAGCAAAGGCTTTAAACGTCTGAGGAGTAAATTGCAAAGGTCCTTGAGCCTCATTACCGCCACTATTTACATCGTGAATTTGCTGTTTGATATTTCTGTTGCCTGATTCACTCATAGCAACACGCAAAACATCTTTTACAAATCCATCAGGTAAATGAACGTGCATTTTACGTGCAGCGGCTTCAATCATACTACCTGAAATAGAGTTAGCACCATTGAACTGCTCACCATACTTATCAGCAATTTTTTGAATAGTATGCCAGAACCCTTGACCAACTTGATTTTTAATCTGTTTTTGCAACCTATCGTTAGCTTTGACTTTAACAGCTTCTTTGGTATCTTCACTGCCTTCAGTATTAATGCCTTTAAAACGTCCAAAAGTAGCACCAGAGCCCACAGGTTGCATTCCAATAGGTCCACCATCATTAGGACCATATGCAGAGTAGTACATTCCACGACCTGCATAGATACCAACGTGAGTATCTGGAAGCCAGAAGACTGGATCGCCAGGTTTAGCTTCAGATTTAGATATTCTATGAGCATGATCCCATAAGCCAGCTACAGTTAAAGCCCAGCCATTAGGTTCGGCCCATTTAGCTCCATAATTGTTATATAAGGCTCTTGAAACCAAACTCGAACAGTCGGCAAAGAACTTGGACATTCTTTTGCTTTGACTATAGTGTTTGTTTTTACCTAACGTTTCTACTGCCTTAAGTAAACCACTTGCTGGACCTAAGTCATCATCGTTAACTTTGTCTTCAACCATTTTCCAAAGTTGAGACCACCAAGTTACGCCTTGATCTTTACTCTTAGAACGCATTCCTGAAGCTAATTCTTTCATAGCACCAGTTAAGCCAGAGACAGTACTAAACATTGAATTACCAGTTTTAGTAGGATTATTCCAGTTATGTTTAGCAATGTCATACAGTTTCTTTAGTGATAGTCCTGTACCATCAGCATAGTGTGGAAGCCCTAAGCGCTGCGTTTGAGCACCATTTAGAACACCCCAACCTTTTCTTAGCATTACTGGGACATAGTTACCCTTAGGTAAAATCACATCGTTCTGATCAGTAACAATAGCCTCTTGGCGTGGACCAGATTTAGCATCATTTACGATAGCTAAAGTGTCTTGAGTTAAGCGACCATTTGCATCAGTACCTTCAGCATAGCGAACTGGAGTAACACTCTTTACGGCTCTCTTAGAACCACCAAAGTCAGAAATAACGGAATCAATTTTGCCAATTGCAGAATTAAGAATTCTGATAACGTTATTTACTCCACGACCAGCGGCACTTCTCATATTTGTCCAAAAATGACTAAATGATTTATAAACACCGCTTTGTAATGAACTCCAATCATGTTTGAACTTCTTAGAAAAGCTACTCAAAGAATGAAGCATACTGCTTTGACTAGTCTTAGAACTGTGTTCCATGTTCGACCACATGGACTTAAATTCTTTTTGTGCAGTTTTTACCATGGCTTTTAAGTCCTTTTCAAACTTTTTAACCATAGAATTAAACTGCTTAGCAAAATTGCCTTTGCCCTTTAAAGATTTAACGGCTTCTTCTGCTTGCTTTGCAATAGCTTTACCAAACTTGTCTTTTTTAGAAGCCTTACTTAAAGAATCAATTCTCTTATGAACAAAAGTTATATTTTTTTGTAAAGACTTAAGTCCTTTAGTTCCTGAAGTCCTTACTCTAACTTTGTGAGTCTTGCCTTTAATTTTATTAGCTGCTTTAGCTAACTTTCTTAAAGAAGTAAGTCCAGAAGTTTTAACGATAACCTTATGACTGCTACCTTTGACCTTATCAACAGATTTTGCCAATGAAACAACTGCTTTAGTTCCTGAAGCTTTTGCAACCACCTTAATAGATTTGGACTTAATTCCTTTAAGTGCTTTAGACAAGCCGTTAATCGAACCTAAGCCGACAGTAGAAATCCTAGCAGAAACACCACTAGAAATTCTAGGTGTTGTAACTCTAGAAGAATATCTTCGTGTAGATGTTCTTCTTGCTGTAGTTGAACTTCTTTTATGAGTAGTTGTACGACGTCTAGTAGTAGACTTCTTCTTCTTTAAATTGGCAATTAATTTCTTGAATAGGTCTTTACTGATATAGACAGAATGTCCAATTCTTGACTTTGCACCAATAAGCAAGCCCTGATCAACGAGAACTTTACCAGCATGAGGATCTGGTTTTTTAGCAGCTTTTTTATCTGCAGAATATTTCTTAGTGAGTTTATTAAATTCTGCAGTAAGACGCTTAGCTTCATTACCATCCTTATGTTTCAAAGCATTAGAGATTTTATCTCCTAGCTTTTCTAGCTCTTTTTTGTCCTCAACAGCACGTTTCTTAGCCAGTTCATAATTTTTCTTCGAATACCTATGATCCTTAGATAAATGAACCGTACCACTTGCATAATGTAAAGCAGAGCCAAAATGTTTGGCCATATCATCCCCATTGATGATATCTTGACCTGGCATAAGCCAAATTGGGAGATTACGCTTAGCAGGAAAAGGAACAACCTCGCCATTAGTAATTAAGCCTTCACGATAATTATTACCTGGAGCATCATTAACAATAGCTGGAACCCCATAGCGACTACGCCAATCTGTTCCACCAGCTAAATGTAAATTGCCGACTTTTAACTTACCGGTAAAGAATTTTTGCACATTACCTGCAGCATCTTGAAGACCTTTGACAGTATCATCAAAAGTCTTAGTAATGCCTTTCCAAAGATCGGACCAAAACTTACCGATATTTTTGCCAAAATCTTTAAAGCCATCGAATACTTTGCCAAGACCACCGTGAGTAGATTTATTGAGCTTAGCATACATATCAGATGCATTAGTCCTAAGCCCCTTCCAAATACCAGCCGCAGTAGTCTTAATGTTTTTCCAGTTAGATGACCAGCGTTTTTTCTCAATTGCTAATTGAGTTTTGGCAGTTTGGCCAATCGCTTTGAACAAATTGCCATGATTCTTCTTAAGCCGTTTACTAAAACTACCAAAGTTTTTGATAGTTTCAGAATTAGCTTTTTTATTGATTTTTACGTAATTTTTAGCAAACTTTTCAGTACTACGCATGATTTGCTTAGTACCTTTAGAAGCATGCTTATAAGCTGAATCCCATGCCTTTTTAAAGTTCTTATTGACTGAATTCTTAAATCCAGTAATTGATTTCTTGGCTTTGTTTAAGCCACCCTTGATATTCTTAGCAACTCCATTAGCCCATTTTCTAAACTTGGGATTGTTCTTATAAAGTATGGTAGGAATACCAACAATCGGATTAACTGCAGTTAAAGCAAGTTCTTTAGAGTTCTTTTTAACAAAGGATTTACCTTTGTTTAAACTTTGGCCAAACTTCTTGCCAACGTCTGAACCCCATTTACCTATTTTGTTAAAAGTGTCATGGGTAGACCAACCTAAATTTTCTAAGCTCCAAAATTTTTTTGGCGGCTTATTTTTTTGCCAGCCCTTGGTAAAGTTGTTAACTGCTTGGCCGCCCCATTGCCCGGCATATTTACCAATAATTGCACCCACAGGAGCAAGCATTGGACCAACAACAGGTATCATGCTAGTTAAAGCACCACCAGCCACAGCACCGACAGCACCACCAATATCTTGACTACGTTTATCAGCAGAGTGACGGTCCTTAACAGCATTAATCACTTCAGGGGTTGCAACTGCGGCACCAGCTAAGGCACCAGTTGCTAGACGCTTACCCATGCTAAACTTTGTGGAAGCTTGAACAGCCTTAGAAATTGCTTGACCAATTTTAGTGCCTAAAGTAGTTGCTTTATCAATAATTGCCTTAGAGCCTTCAAGTAGTTTAGAGCCAATCCACTTACTAGCTTTACCAATACCTGTAGCACCTTTTTTCAAACCAGAAACAATATTTTTACCAGCTTGAGAAGCCCAACTAGTTAGTTTGCTGTTTTTAAGTACTTTAAAGCCATCTTGCAAATGATCTAATACTCTTTTAGTTAAGTCACCAAAATGAGCAAATGATCTTTCAGCACCTGTTAAATCATGAAAATCTTTTAAGCCAGTAAAACCAGCTCTTAAAGCTTTTACATTTTTGTATGCATTATAACTTCCACGAGCTATGCCAAGGAAGCCACCACCTAGTTTGCTGATTCCTTTAGCAGCTGCCATAGCAATAATAGCTTTACTAATCCATTGAATAGCAGTTTTATTCCTTGCTAAGCCATCAGTAGCCAATTTCAGAGTATGTAATGCATCCCCTGATTTCTTTCCATTTCCATGGACAATTCCTAAAGCTTTACCAATATTTTGGATGATTCCAGCAAAATATTTCCATACATCTTTGCCAATAGCTACGCCAATGGATACGACATCTTTAGTAATTCCAACTAAATCGGATTTATGCTTATCTAAAAATCCAATCATATTGGAAATTGCTTTACCAAGTTGTTGGGCACCATTCATAACTGCTTTAGAAGTCATGATATTCTTTAAAGCTTGTAAGCCACTAGTCTTTGCATTAAAAATTGGCTTAGTAAATTGCTGTTCCAATTTTTGACGAGCGACCTGCATTGACTTTAATGCACCAGCTTGAGTTTTGCCAAAACCTTTGAAAGCATCATCAGAATATTTGCTTGCACTAGCCATCCATTGCTGAAATTGCTTTTGTGTTACTTTACCAGTCTTAAGTAAAGCAATCATCTTAGATTGTGACATGCCAGCGCCTTTAGCTAATGCTTGCATAAATGTAGGTGCTGCTTTAGTGATTCGACTTAAGCTGGAATAAGTTACTTTACCAGTTGAACCTACACGCTGAAGACTAGCTGATACACGTTCAATCTGATCACCAGTAAGTTTAGACGTATCACCCACACCAGCTATAGTCTTAGCCATTTGCATAGCACCTTTAGTACCAATCGTTGACCAATTGAGCATGTGTGCTTGCAAATTAGCAACATTATCGCCAGTCATAGCGGTATTAGCTTTTAATTCGCCTAATTGCTTGTCTAAAGACTGAATCTGTCTAGTAGACATTCCCATGCCTTTAAACCGACCATTGATTTTAGCAACAGCCAAATTAAGGTTCATGCCTTCTTCATAAGCATTTTTTAAGCTAGAACCAATGTTGCTTAAACTATTCGACAATGCATTGCCTAATGCTGATCCCATAAATACTTCTTTAAAAGTTCTATGAGTTTTTTCAGCTTGACTATCTAAACCTGTAAGCTTGGTTTTTAATTTGTCAAAAACTGTCGGATTAGCTTTATGCATTGAAGAATTTAATTCATTCATTGCACTCTTAGTTTTAGCTAAAGTCGTAGCGGTTTGATTAAGCCTAATTTCTTGACGTTTATAAGCATCACTTGACTTACCAGATTCACTAGCAATTCTGGCCAATTCTTGAGCTTGAATTTTTTGTTGCTTATTTAAATTTTCAAGTGAAGATTTATAGCCATTTAATTTAGCTTTGGCTGATTCATAGCCTTTTCCTTCAGCTTTTAGCCTTTCAACATAAGACTTAGTTACAGCTTGAGTTTGCTTTAAAGATTTTTGTGCTTCAGCTAAACCAGACTTGTAATAGTTCAAGGAAGACTTAGCTTTTTCTTGTTGTTTAGTAAGAGACTCAAGACGAGTAGTAGCACGTAACGTTTGCGCAGCATTCTTTTGAATTTCTTCAGTAGCATTCTTATAAGCCTGCTTGCCTTTTTCAGTAGTTTGATCAGCTTCAGCCTGAACTTTCTTCAAATTTCTTTGCTTATCAGCTAAAGCTTCAATATATTTGCGCTGATTTTTTACAGTTTCAGTTAAGCCGGCATATTTAGCTTTAGCAGCTTCAGTTTGTTTACCAGCCGATTTTAAAACCGCTTCTTGTGCTCTCCATGCTGAAGTTGCACCAGAAACGGCTTGCTTTAATTCTTTAAGCGTTGTAACAGGTTGACTACCATTTAACTTAACATCAGTAACCAGTGAACCTACTGGAATTGATCCTGCCATTTAATTTACCTCCTTCCTTTTTTACCATCTAATTCATCCATAAATTCCCATAACATCTTTGGACGTTTATCACGAGGTTTAGCGTTCATGATTTCAATCAATCTGTAATAGTCAGTATCCTCGAATTCCTCCACAGACATATGAGCATTCAGGATCATTTGTTGTTCAGAATAATCAAAGTCTTCAATTAATTGTTGATAAGCTCTAACGGGGTCTTCATCACTTAGTGTCGTCGCTTTTGGAACTATCTACTTTAAGCACCTTGTCAATTACTTCAGTAGTAAATGCAACAACATCTTCAAAATCAGCATTTTCTACCTTTTCAACTTGAGCGTCTGATAAGCTCAAAACAGGTTTAAGAAATTCTGCATAAGAATCAATAAGTTTAATTTGAGCTTCTAGTGAATTAATAATTGATTCCTCATCATCTGTATCTACTCGTTTAATTGCTAAATCAGCCTCCGCAAATTTCTTTTGAGCAACTAAACAACGTCTAATGTTCTTACCATTTGTAGGTACATCAAAAGTCGTTAAATGTAACTTCTTACCATTAATTTTTACTGACATAAAATAATCCTTTCGAAAGAAAAAGAACGGCTATTAACCGTTCTTTAAAAAATAGCTATTAAATTCCTACCACTACCCACCCAACTTATAACTTACTTACCTAAGGCAGTTGGCGTACCGTGAACATCTGTAGCTTGCTTATTATCTGCAGTTACATCCACAGTTGTTTGGCCAGTAATATAGTTGATCATATTAGCGTAGTCGAAATCCTTTTCATCTGAGTAGAACTTTTCATAAAGCAATTGATCAACACCACGTGCTTGAGCATTAAGAGTTAATGCATCATGAACAACATTCGCATTTTCATTGTTTGTTTGCATGTTAAGTTCACCAGGAACATAAATGCCCATTGGAAATGCAAAGTAGAAATCAACTCCAGCATGGGTATTGTAAGAGTGTGCAATAACCCCACCAATCTTAGGGCTTGACTTTCCCTTACGAGCATAACCGCCAAACTTGTCTTTCTTTAAGCCAGTAAGCAAGTCATAAACAAGGTGTGGAATATCATTAGCTGCCATAGCAATTGCGGGTTGTTCAGTACCTTGATTTACTTCAGCAACAAAATTAGAACCGTAAACTTTTTGAACTGATGGAGCAAGACCAGTAATGTTTGCTTGAGTAACACCATATACAGACGCTAAGTCCATCTTATAAACACCTGGAATTTGTTTTTGAGTCTTAGGATCAAAAACCTTACCCTTATCACCATCATAAACAAATCCATTTTGATCAGGATCAGTAATAATCTTTTGATTATTATCATAAGTCCAAACGATTAAATCATTTAATCCTTGAATTTCCATGTTTTTCTCCTTCTAAATTGAAAATCAATACATAATTGCTTTGTAGTAGGATCTTTGTAATGCCCTCCATAAGGCAATAAAGACCAATTTTTTTGCGTAAAAAAAGACACAATTGAACGTTCAAAAGTGTCAATAGGAACCGTTTTTTGAGTTCCATAGTAAATATTTAATTCTATCGTTTCATCAGTCTGAGTAAATTGATTGCTGCCATACTCGTTAGGGACTGTAGTTACTTCAGTAACCAAGATATTGTTTTGCTTGTCAGCTATGCCGCCAGTTGATGGCAATGTATAAGAGCTGACAATTCCGATGTCTTTGATTCCCGAATTTTGTAACTCATCAGCAACTTCTTTAGCCAGAGTACTCATAATCGTTTCATCCTTTCAGCTTCAGCCCTTAAAATAGCGTCACGAGCTTCAACTTGTGACTTATCAAAAAAATGCATATTTTTAAGCTCTTTTGATGACATATCACGAGTACCATTATTTACAAATCTAGCAACTAAGGCTGAGTATTTAGAATCAAAACCAACTGCAGTATCACCTGTGGGCAACTTATCATGATTAAAACCTGGTTTAAAAGTAATTGACTCTTTCAAGTGCTTAGTTTTTCGACCTTTAGCATGTCCTACTGATCTACCCTTAGAATAGCTTTCACCAGAAATAGGCGTATTTTTCTTTAAAATTTGTGAGAAAACTGCAGCGCCTGCACCAGTAACTTGAGCTTTTTTAGTTGCTGACAAACTAGCATGTTCCTCAACATTTTTTAACCAGTTTTCAAGCCCCTTGTCAAAATCAACCATTTTTCTCAACCTCTCTCAAAGATATAAGATCATAAGCTGTTTGATTAAAGTAAGGATCTTGATTAAACAAAGTTACTTCATAAAGCTGACCATTAAATTTAGCATGAGTAATACCATTCCAATCATTTTTATGATGAACTACCACAATATGAGAGTGAGTTAAATTCAACCCTTCTTTTTGAATCATTTGGCTAGTATTTGGTGACCACCGTCCACACCTAGTGTGGATGAGACGATGAAAATTAATCACTGGATTGTCATTTTCATCAGTAAATTCTTCAATATAACCTAATTCGATTGACATATTAAGTCGATCAGGATTTTGAAGTTGAACCGTCTTCATTCACCTCATTTTCATCATAAGAGCCACGAAGCTGACCAATGATTGCCTTTGCAGTTATACTTGATACAGCAGTGGATGGATGAGAAAACCAGTTAGCACCTATTGCATAGCAAGCTAATTTATATAAAGGCAAAATCTTTTCATCTTTATAAAAATCTTCATTTTCTTCACCAATTGCGCCTTGAACATAAATTTCAGCTGCAGTTAGTGCAGATTCCATCCGCTGCAAAGATTGGCTATCAAGTAAATCATCATCCGGCAAGTAACCTAATGTCCGCTTGAACTCATCATCCACAGTTAAAAAAGTGGTCATAATTGATCACTTCCTATCTATTACTTACCTGTGTCAGAAGTGCCCTTAACTTGATCAGCCACAGTCTTAAAAGATGCAGCTGCAAATGCACCATCATCAATTAATTCAACATCGAAACGATCAATAACACGAATCTTAGTAGTGTCGTTTTCAAAGGCACCGGCACCAACATTAGTCAAAGTAATTTCCATATTTTGACGATCATACAAAGTAATACCTTGTTTTAAATCACCAAAGTAAAGAGGGTGAGAACCGGAGACATCTGGTAACCACTTATCAGCAATAACTTTCACTAACTTGCCATCAATCACATATTTATCTGGTTGAGTAACATCAGGTTGAATCAAATACTTGCCATCAGCATCCTTAAGCTTAGACAAAATGTTGTAACCTGATTGATTAGTTACAAAGCTAGAAGTAGTATTAATGGCTGGATCCAAAGTATTGTTTTCAAGATCTTTAATATCATCAAACTTTGCAATAGTTGGCTTTTTAGGAGCCTTACCCATTACCTCAAGAATCTTAAGGTTACGAGTTACAACGTCCTTACGAGCAATCCAAGTTTCAAGCCAGGCAATCAAGTTTTCAGCTGTATCCTTAAGCAAAGTATTTGTAATCGTATTAATACCTGCATAACGGTGAATAGTGTACTTAACAACTGTTAATACTGGATCATCATTGTCACCGATAAGGGCTGAATCATCATCTAAGTCCTTTAATGGAGTAATATCAGCTAGCTTTTCATATACACGTGATCCATGTGAAGTTGAAACATTTTCAACATTTACCAAACTTTCAAGTGATGCATATTGACGAACCAAAGTATGAATTGCAGTTTGAACATCATCAGGAATAGTTAAACCAGCATTTGAACTAGCCTTAGAACCATCTGGTAAATCACCAGATTTAACTAAGTTAGTAAAATCACTAGCAAACTTATTGATAACTTCTTCTGCTGTCTTCTTAGCATTTGAAGAATTACTTTTAACAGGTTTCTTAGCTGCTGGCTTTAAGTTTGCCTTAGCGTCTTCATAATTTTGCTTAGCAAAGTTCCGAGCTTCTACAGCTTTCTTATAATTTTCGTTAGCTTTCTTCATATCATCTACAGTAACTGAATCAGGATTTGCATTATATTTTGCTTGTAATGCAAGTTTGTCATTCATTAAGTTTTCAACTTTATTACCTGCTTCAATCCATGCATCATGTAATTCATTGATATTCATAAATTTTCCTTTCTACTCCCATAACAAAAGGGACAGATCCTTTTTAGATTGTCCCTTTGTTTTTGGTTTTTCATTTTTATTTTTTGTGGGTTTAGTGTCATCACTGGACTCTGAATGAAGCAGATTCTTAATTTTAGATATCATTTGATCATTAAGAATCAGTCCGCCAGTTGCATTTACTACTGTTGGTGCTTCATTTTCAAACATGATTTCATCAATAAAACCATTAGCTTTAGCAGTTTTAGCATTCATCCAAGTGTTTGATTTCATCATGTCATAAATTTCATCTTTTGTTTTGCCTGTTCGTTTAGCATATAAATCTACAAAAGATTGATCTAGCTCGTTTAAAGCATTTGCTTGTGAATTGACATCGTCCACATTCCCCTGAGCAATTCCTGAAGCTCTATGAATCATCATTTGTGCAGTTGGCGACATTGCAACGTGATCAGCCGCTAAAGCAATCCAACTAGCAGCAGAACAAGCTTTACCAACAATATTTGCTGTCACTTTACCTGGATATTCTTTTAAAGCTGTATAAATTTCTGATCCTGCATCAACGTAACCACCTGGTGAATTGATTTCTAAAGTAATATCCTCACCATCAGCATCATCAAGTTGATTCTGAATACTCAATGGACTAAAACTGTCTTTATTCATCCAATCAAAAACATCTTTGTAATCATTAGGAACTACTACGCCCTTCATTTGAACTTTCTTCATTTCTATTCTCACCCCCTTCATTGGGTAAGTTCATAGGAAGATAACCATATTGTTGTAGAATATATCGTCCTTGATTTTCGGATAAAGTACCACTACTAATCAAATTAGAAATAGTAGTAGCAAAATCATCACCCATTGCATCAATAGCAGGTCTAATATCAGATGTAATTTCAGCATTTAACTTATTCTCAAGTTCGCCTTCAATTACACCCACATAACGATTAAGTGACTTAGCATATTGACCGCCTATTTGAGTAAGAGATGATTGTTGATCACCTTGGCCATTAATGTAACTATCTGGAATACCGTAAACTTTAGCTATTTGCTTTCCAGTCCAATCAGCTTGTGAGAGCAGTTTAGCTACATCACTTTTAACCTCTAATGGCTGATAACTTTCCAAATCATCTAAGACAATTGGACCATAATTAGAATTATTAGCTTGTCTTACAAATTCTCTTGACCTAGCAGCCTTCTTTTTCCAGTTAAGTAAACCACCACCCTGAATTGTTAAAATTCCTGGAGCTTCAATTGATTGATCTAAAGCATGCAAAGTCAGTCGATTACTTGAGTCTTTGATGCTCAATTCATTGGTCAGGGCGGTCAACGGAGAAATCCCCACTTTACCACCACTATTAGACATCAATCTAAAGTGAATCATGTCATTTTGAGAAATATTTTGAACATAACCAATTGATGGTTCATCAAAATTGACATCATAGACCAAACCAGATCCGTCCTGTAATAGCTCTACTTGAACTTGTGATGGCTTTAAAAACTCCCAGTATAAATCTACACCGTTAACGTTTCGCCAACGATATGCGTAAGCATTGCCATCTAAGAGCAACTGAGCAAACATTCCTTGCCAAAAAGAAAATCCATTAGAAGTCTTAGATGGATTGTTTAGAAGAGATTGTGCCCTAGAAGTATCTGCCTGATATTTAACTAAAGCCAAATCCGCTGATAACTGAGAAATAAGAGAGAAAATATCAGAATTTTTTAAAGCTTCAGTAGCTGAAACATATTTTCCACTTGATTTGCCAGTTAAGAAATCAACAATATCATCATCACTCAAAGTTAATGACTGCTTTGAAGTCTCAGATTTCATTTTAAATAAAGGCAAATTTAATCACCTCCCCTCTGACTTATAGAGGGAAGATCAATTAAAAGACCAGTCAAAATCAAAGAAATCCCTAATCCTGACCAACCAGCGATTAGATTCCATAAAAATAGAGCTCCGACTATACAGCCAAAACCCAGAATATAAAGTAATAAATCAAGAATTTTCCAAATATATTTCACTAGTTTAATCGTCACTGTCTTCACCTCCTAAAAGTCCTGAATCAGGATTATTAAACCAGTCAAGGACTTGCTGTTGTGTCATGCGCTCTACTTCATGTGACTTATCATTTATCAAGCCGTAGTCTTCAAAATGATACATCGCTTGATAGAAGGCATCTATCAATGCATCCACAGCATCAATCTTCAAAGTAGCTTTGTCTTTATCAATTTGAATACCAATCTTATCTTCTTTAACTACAGCGTTAAGCAATGCTTTTTCCAAAATCGGATCATTAAAACGAGTAATCTTACCAGTTGCAAAACTTTCTTGTAAAAATTTTGTTGGATTAGCAAGTTCACTTGTTCTTTGTGCAATATCTTGAATTAGCCATCCTGTGTTAGCATTTAAACTCTCAGTAATGTTTTTAACCTGATAGCTGCCAAATCGGTCATAGCCAAAAAAAACGACCTTCAATCTATGTTTTTCAACATAATCTAAAAGCCATCTGTAAATTTGCTCAGGATTAATAATTCCTTGTGGATGTGCCGTAATCGTACAATATTTCGGATAAGTTCGATAAGCAATGCCATCTTGCTTTTCCTTAGCTTCAATTGATCCAGCTTGTTGCCAAGGAATAAAACTGTGTTGGGCTATGTGCCAACGTGGATCACCTGTCTTTTCATCCTGATAAGGGTAAACAAAACCGATTGCTGTATTATCACTAAACATTGAGTAGTCGAAACCAATATAAACCTCTCTACCATCAACTTTAAAATCATCATCAATAGCATTTTCAACATCTTTCAAATTAAGATAGCTTGCAGTTGATTGTTTCAACCAGACATTTAAATTTTTATTTTGGAACTTATGAAGCGTATTAGCAAGCCTTGCTTGATCACGTTGTTTAATTAAATTACTAGTTCTACGCTCTTGCTCTTCTTTAGATAAGCCAATTAAAGGGTTTGATTTCTCCCATGTTTCTGGCTTAAAAGTTTCGTCCAAATCATCCTGCGCCCACACAAGACAGAGAGAGTTATCACCTTCACGACTGTAGTCTTTCTCCATGATATGCTGCATCGTGATTTGCTCCTGGTGAAATGGACTAGTTGGATCAGGATAAGCAGAACTAATCTTAATGAATTGATGATATGGCTTTACCTGTCCTTGACCATCTGTAATATCAGAAATTCGGTCATAGGTATCAAGTGCGCCAGTTTCATCATAAATAGCTAAAACATTGTGAGTTGAATCATATTTATCAGCTTCATAAGAAATTTTCCAAACTTTGTTGTTAGTTCTCTTTTCAATTAATTGGTTAGTTTGAAGATCAAGACCAGCTTCTTTAGCTAGTGACTTGAAAGGCTCAATTTTAATCACTGCTTCTAGCATTTTCTTTACATAACCAAACAACTTAGTTGATTGGTCACTCGTATTAGCAGTAATCAAAAAGTCTTTGTTAGTGAAGTTAAGAGTATCAATTAAAACAGCTTTACACATTTGCACACCAGCAATTTGCGTTTTACCTTGTCCACGTCCTACTGAAATGTGGATGTCAGTAAATCTGCGTTCACCATTTTGGTCTTTCCAACCATTAATCATAGCCAAAATAAATTTCTGCCATAGCATCAATGGAAGCGGCTTATGCAAGTCGACATCAGGAACGATTGAAGCAAACTTAAAAGTGTTTTGTACTTCTTTGACATCATAATGATATGGAAAATCTGGCTCACCTTGTCTTTTTAAATCACAAAGGTTCCTAAAACAGGCTAGTTTCATTAAATAACCAGATACTGTGCTTTCATTTAAGATTTCAAAACAGTATTTTGTTCCGTCATCCTGATATTTATTTTTTATGTCAGTCCAGTTAATCGATTGATAAGCACCCAAAACATCATGCGTTTGTGTTAGATCAATTTTCATGCAGTTACCACCTCCATAATTTAATTGAGAAGATGCAGAATGCTTGCTAAACAATGGTTACAGCGATTCTGTGATTTACTTAGAAAATAAAAAAAGCCTCTTTAAGAAGCTCTTTCTATATATTCTTTAGATATTTTTGTCCCTTTAATAGAATTACATGCTCTACATGCCAGTTTGACGTTATTCCAAGTATGTGTTCCACCTTTTATAATTGGTATCACATGTTCAATTGTAGGAGCATCTGGGCTATTGTAATAAGTACTTAAATTTAAATGTTTTCCACAAATATAGCAGATACCATTATCACGCTTAAACAATTTTTCAAGTGTAATTGAATTATCGTATTTTCCATTAGCCTTAGCTCTTTTTGTCCTAATTGAGCGTTTCTTTTCTCTCATTCGGTTGCTCCATTTTCGTCTACATTCATTAGAACAAAGCAAAGCCCCTCGTTTTGACTCAAATGTTCTTCCACATAAGTGGCATTGTCTAAAGGTGATTGGACGAATTTGTTTACGTTTGTCATATTTATATTTTTTTCTTAAAAGAACCCACTTCTGTAAATCTTCAGTAAAAATGTTTGCTTTGTTTAAAGCACCAATTTCATTGCATTGCCAATCGTGTTGGCGCAATCTATTAGATAAAACATAAAATCTAATTTTAGTTTTTCTATCTTGAACTAATACCTTAAATGATGATTTTTCTTTATGCTTTCGCATTTTATAACCTGAAATATATCTTATCTGTGGATGTATTTTTTCTAAATGCTTTATATATTTTGCCTTGTTTATAAAGAATTGTTTGCCCTGAATAAATTTTTTCTTTGTTGTTTTTCTTTTGACACATTTGTAGATAGCAAATGCTCAATTTTCTTTTGTTCTTCTTTTAAATCAGTTATTTCTTGTTTTAATAGCAGGTAATCAACCATTTCTTGCTTCAGTTTTTCTTCTATCATAGTTTCACCTCACATTTATTATATACGTATTTACGTGCTATTGCAAGACACGTATATATGATATAATGAATTTAAGGAGGCAAAACATGAAAAAGAAATTTACTACTACACTTGATGAAGACTTAATTGAAAATTTAAAAATCTTAGCAATAAAAAAACGCACAAGTGCGGCTAAACTCATAGAGCAAGCAGTTCAAAAGCTCTTAAACGAAAGCGACCAATAATGGTCGTTTTTTTATTTAGAAAAGAAATCCTTTAATGAATCAGCCATGGATTTGCTATTGCTTTCCACAGATTTCAATTCCATTAATTGTGATCTGGCTTTAGGGCTTAGACCCAATTCTTTTCCAATTTGATTCATTTTACTTAGTGAATCGGACATCATGTTATAAGCAGGATTTTTCTTATATCCCTGAAAATCTTTACTAACCACTGTTCCATCCACAGGGGAAAGAGAAGTTTTATAGATTGCCTGTTGTACGCCATGCTTAATAATTTCATCATATGATTTTCGATAAACATCATAAGCAGAACAATACTGCTGCAATAAATATTCATCAGCTCTTAAAATTTTGTCGCTTTTATTTAAATAAGTGGCTAATTTAGGATATAAATATTTGCCGTAAGTTCCAAGCCATTTCGGTGCTTGATTAGGTACTTTAGGCATTGATAAATCAACCTTTGTCAAACTTTCATCCCCTTTTGTAAAACTTCCAAATTGTTTTTGTGACACAAGCGAATGGCACTGATGCGGCTCCACTCTACTCCCGAATGGCCCGGGGGCTAAAATAATTTCAATCATGTGCAATCATACATTGCAAAAATAAAATCGCTTAGAACGTAATTATTTACGTTTTAGAGCATGTTCATTACGTAACTTATTAAATAAGCTAGCAATCAATTTAACATCCGTTACCGGTGGATTTTTCGTTGGTTTTCCATGCAAACCCGTGCCATAGTATTGCTCTTCAAAGCGAGTTTTCCAGTAGTGGCATTCCTGACAGCATGTGACAAGATTTTGTAAGTCTTTCATGTGATCAGGGAATCTCTCTACTGGCAAGACGTGATCTATTACATTGCCCTCTTTAACTTTACCTAGTGCTTTACAGTACCGGCATAGACTATAGTCACGTTTAAGAACTATAAGTCGCATGTCTTTCCATTGCTTAGAATGATAAAACCTATTCTGTTCTGCTTTAATTGGATTGCGATTGCGAACTACTTTGTTGTAATATCTTTGTCTCGTTGAATTGTTATACCTATGGAATCGATAAAAATTATTACGTTTTTGCAGTTCTGCTTCATGCTCAATATGCTTTTTGCAATAATGATTCGGCACATAAGCAACAGCATGACAGCCTGGAAAACGGCAGCGTCTAATTCGTGGCATCAACTCACCCCTTTTGGCAAAACAAAAAGCCGACCTAAGTCGACTCATGTTTGCACGCTCGCTATGTATTCATAAATAATATGCGGTAATGTTTGATTATAGGTCATCGCATGCTATGGAACAGCATCAATTGAAATACGACAGTTAATAAATACAGCTGTTCCTAAACATGATCACGGATTCGAACCGTGACCATGCGAAGAAAAACCTAAGATAGTTTGTCGAACTTCATTCACTTTTCGACACTATCAATTATGAACCAAATTCCACCGATCGATCTCCGATGAAAGTCCGTACAGTTTCCGATAGAATTCCGATTCATGCATAAACACGAAGGTCAATGAGATTGTCATCATCCACATTGCATTGCTGTTGATAGTAATCGTACGCATCAGCAAATTCAAGCAGTGAATCAGGCTTGATACGGTTATAGTACTGTGACTTTTCATAAGGCAACATCCTAATGATTTGTTCTTGATCATAGCAATAAACATAGTTATCTATTAATACTGTCTTATGTAATTCTGAACAACTATAGATACTTTTATATATAGCTTTTATTACTTGTTCAATAGATAAAGCACTAACTATAGATGTTTCAGCATAGTTGTGACCCGTACTATGGCTTGGTGCCCATGATAGTTTAGGACTTGATAAATCTATTAAATCATGTCCGCATCTTCGTAATAATCTAGGCAATTGTTTAGATAGAAATCGATCAACATTGTTAGCAGTAGCAGAATAATTTACTTCAGCAAATAAATTCAAAATAACCAACTCCATATAATAGATATATAACAATTCGTAATATATCTATTATACTTCATAACTAATAGCTATCGATATACCGTTTAATTGCTTTAGTTGCAATCATTGACATTGGTTCATTCAGTCTATCGGCATAATCTTTTAATTCTTCATAAGTATCTGCGTCAATTGTTACTTCCATAATATTCACCTCTTCTATTTATATCCGTAGCCAACTAAACCATTCTCCACAATCTTAAGTGCATCATTAGTATTTCGTGCAATTCCATGAATAACATTGAATTTCATTAGCATTTTATGAAAAGCTATTTGATCAGGACGCGGTTTGCCAGTAGCATTTTTCACTTCAATATAAAAAGCTTGATGATCCCAATCACGCCAGCCGTGTAAGTCAGGATAGCCAGACGGCAAGCCTGTAGTAAAGAATCTGCCATCAGGTGTTCTAATCTTACCGACGTTAGCACGAAAAATATGACAATGATGTTGCGAGACAACTAATTCAATTTTCTTTTGTATGCTATGTTCACTTTCCATCAAACTTACCTCTAGTATTAAAAATTGCGTCTGATTCATTTTTCTCATGCATAATTATTTTCATGTCATCCATAGTTGCATGCTTTTTCATCAGAATTAATTGTGCTGGAGTTAATGAATAAAAATCCCCCATAAAGTCATCACCCCAAATGCCTTTTCGTTTGACTGGAAAGAAATATTCATTAGCAACTGCATCATAAATTAATGAATCAGGATAAATCTTTCGCCCATTTTTGTCATGTGAAATAGGCTTATTTAACATAGTTACTGTCCTCCAAATCATGAATACGACGTGCAAGAATTAAAACAGATTCCCAAACAAAATTATCTTGGGCATTAGTTCTGTCTTTGATTGCTATTGTTAAATCTTCATTGGCTCTAACTTCTTTTAATAAAGAGTCAAACAAATTATTACTTTTATGAATTTCTTTCATAAGATCGTTGTTAGACTTCATGGTTTTATAATCTGAAAACAAATTCAGTACACTTATCGTAGGGTAAAGAATTGCAAATAATACAAGCAGTGCAGTTTTCATTACTTGTCATCCCTAACTAGCATTGGCTTACTATCCTTGTTTTCTTCAGGAATAAGTTCCTGTTGATCAGCTTCCAAGCTTACTTGAACTCCGTTGCCATCAAAAGCAATGTCTTTAAGCTTATTTAAGTTAATCTTATGAGTAAGCAAGTCTGCATCTAATTGCAAAACCACTTTGTTACCATTAACTTTAAAGTTATTTGTTGTTGCTTGAAATTTAATTGTTTTTCCTGTCATTTTCATGTTCCTTTTGTGTTTCTTTTAAAAATTCTTTTTCCGCTTCATTTGTCAAAAATTTAAGCGTTAGCATAGTAGCATTTAAGTTTAAATAAAGCTTTCTGGTATTAACTTTATGTCCTTTGTTCCAATGCTGTTGTTGTCTTTTAACATCATTTAATTCAGATTCAACAGTTTTAATTCCTTCATTAAATAACTCTTTATCAATCATTTTCATGCTCCTTTTTAGGAATTAAAGTCATATCAACATCATTAGGATTAAATTTAATTTCTAAAATTCTCAAATCTGTAACATCTCTATATATTGATTGACCAGCTGATCTTCTAGCAAGTTGAGCATCTAGGAAGAACCCACCAGGGTATCTATTAGATCTCATTGCTTCCCATCGTCCGCTATCCTTATTGAAATATTCAAGTTTATAAATCTTATTCATCCTTGTGCTCCCCCAGATATTTCAAACCTAGAATTGCATAACCTGCAGTGTCTAGTTCTGAAATATCGCCTTTAAATTTAATAATCTTACCGTGCATTTTAGTTTTTCTCCGTTAATTTACGACCACACATAGGACAATAGTTAATCTTGCTACTCTTTGATACATAAGTAACTTCGACATCACAAGATAAATTTAATTCATTTCCATTAATATAAACATTTCCATTTTCATATCTATCAATACCTGTGTACCCATCTTCATATGTATCTTCAATTGAAATAATTGATTTTTCATTATTACAGTAATCGCACATAATTATTCCTCCGTTAATCAGTAATCACAATGCATGCATTCACTTTTTCAGCGTGGTTATAACTATTCTTTAAGTCCCTAGCCGCTTCTTTAGGTGAGTCAAATAATCCTTCCCAAGTTTTTGCTTCATTGTCACTACTACTGTGTATAGTTACAACAATACAACGATCTTGTTCATAATAACTATCATAAAAAGTCGAGATTCTAAACAGATTATATTCATCTGGATCATTATCCCAACACATTAAAATATCACCATACTTGTAATCCTCATTAGTTTTCTTCGTTCTTTTATCAATTACTTTCATTGCCATACTCCTTTATGTACTCCTGAGGCAACATACCATATTCATTAAAGAACTCACCACATAGAGCAAGATCTGATCTTACACAGTAATCTGTAGCCATTATGCGTCTAGCTTCTTCAAGACCCAATTTAATATCACGTCCGTTTTCATCTTTCATTTTCATGCTCCTTCGTTAATTTTCGCCCACACCAAGGACAATTATTAATAAAAATCTCGTCTATTTCTTGAGAATAACATTCAGGATCAGGATGAGAAATAATTAAAGCTGGATGATTTTTACAATCGATGTAAGTAAACATTATTTCGTCTTCACCATTCACCTTATTAATCTCATCTGGATCAACATAGTCATCTCTGTAATAATCACGTCCTAGCTTAGTTTTCGGATTAATTTCACAGTATTTACACATACTAAATACTCCTTTCCTTAAAGTGACTTCCACAATCGAATGGATCGTAGTGAATTTCAGCACCGTCACTAGAATGCCAATTGTTTTGTTTGAATTTAGTTATCGTGAGATGATTAAGGACTGTATGGATTGAATATCTACTATAAGCTGATCTTCTTTATATCCGCTAATATAAAAGAAGTGATTTCCATTTGCATTTTGTTGAGCAAGATCACGTCTTAAATCACTCGCATCATAACAATCTGCATTGAAAACAGTTCTATTGCCATTTTTAAAGTCTATTTTTACCTGCATTTTTACTCCATTTTTCTAAAGGTGATAGTTCTAGGTGATAGTTGAAATAGGCTTAATCCCTTGTGGCTCTAAGCAAGGTGATGGTAGGTGATAGTTTCCTTTATATTCTTTCTTATATAGAAAAGAAAAGAAAAAATAATATAAATAGTAAAAAAATCCAAAACTATCACCTAAATGGTCTTAAAGTCTTGTGGCTCTAAGTTTAAAGTGTCACCTCAAACTATCACCAATCTATCACCTAAGTATTACCCATTCCATTCAAATCTAGTATCTTGTTTAATACGAATACCTTCATAAACTTTATAGCCGTGCGATACTTTTCGATGAAATTTCTTACTCATTTCTTTACCGAACCTTGTTAAATTCATCTTGTATTCATTGGCATCAGCGGCCCAATTTTTGTAAGAATCATATAACTCTCCACTTTTAGCAGTGAAGCCAGGTCCAAGCTCACAACAGTCGTTGACAAAACCAGATAAAACATCCATTTCTTCACGATATTTTTGTGAAGCATTCTTAATCCGCTCAGGTATTTGCAAGCCTTCAACTTGCCACATAATTGCACCTTCAACAATCCAATTAAGAATTCCCATACTCTCTGCCTCAAGTTTGTACTTTAGATTGCGATCAATTTTATCTTTGGGCACCTGGTATTCAAATGGAATAAGGATTAATCTTCTCCAAATACCTTCATCAGTACCTCTAATTAGTGGCTTGTGGTTAGTAGCCATCCAGATCTTATAGCTAGGTTGATATTCGAATTCCTTACCATATTGCTGACGAGCCACAATTCGATCCCCACCAGTAAGTTGCTTAACTAATCCTTCATCTAATCGTTGGCCTTCATTAGCTTCAGAACTTATAACCATTCGGCTACCTTCCAAACGAGCGATGTCTGAGTTAGCGCCGTTTGAATTATACTTAGTCATAATGGATGAGACATTCATTGTCTTAGCATAGCCACCGGCAACATCCTGAATTGTATCTAAAAGCACTGATTTACCATTGCGACCATTACCATAGGGGATGAACATTACTTGCTCTTTGGTTGAACCAGTAAATGAATAACCGATAGCTTTTTGAACATAATGGATTACTTCTTCATCATTTTGAAAAATTTGTTTCAAAAATTTACGCCAGTTTGGTGAGTCGATTGTATCTGAATACTCTGACCCAGTTTCAGCGGTAAACATCTTACTAATATCGTGTGGATGTAGTTTACCATTTGTAAGATCAACATAGCCGCTTGGAGTATTCAACAACATGTCTTCTTGATTCCACATTGAGTGAGTAACAGGCAAACGGTGTTGAAGTTCTTTGACTAGGTCGACTTTAGCTTTATGACTACGTTCATGATTTACAAACTTATTCCAAGAATTAAGGATTTTAGTCTGTTCTTTTCCAGGTAAAGATGGATCAATTTTAGGTCTATCTTTAGCTAAATCCTTAATCACATGATCAGCAGCAGTTTCAATGTAGCCTTTTGTGTCTGGTGACCAATACGAGCCGTTGTAGACATACCATTCTTTATCAATATATGAGTAAAGAAAATTTTTGCCATATCTATCGATAAATTGCTGTGCCATTCCCATATCATCTTGGGTATAGTACTTAGGCTTTTGTTTTTTCTCGTTGAAACTGAAAATGTAGTTTCCAGTATTTTCGGAGCTGGGATTATAAACATTAGGTGTCTCATTGATTGCTTTTTGCAGTGTCCGTTGGCCGTAAGTAGTAACACCGTCTTGACGGTCCCACTTATCACGAATTAAACTAGAGTTTCTAAAAATCTGATCCATTTTGTGGATGTCACGTCCACACCAAAAAGCTAGATCATTGGCAAAAGCCATATCAGCTTCAGATTGAGAATTGTAAAATTGTTCCCAGCCGCCTTGCATAAACAAAGTGAACCTTTTACCTGATTTTGGTGATTCTTCAGCACGTTTAATAATCTCAGTAACTGATAGATCAATTGTTTCATCACTATCATTTTCGGGATGCAGCGGCGTAACTTTATCTTTGCCAAAGCAAAATTCATAAAGTGTAGACATCTCTGATTCATCAAGTGATTTTATGACTGGCTTTCCAATCGTGTTACCTGTTAGGGCAAAAAATCGACCTGATTCATACATTTCATAGTTTCCATGTCTTCTATGCTTACCTGGAATCTTGCCTTTGAAAATTGCATGAATTCCTGTACCTGATTGTGAGACTTCCATATAAGAGCCTTTAGTTAAAGATTTAAAACGATTAACTAAATTATTTTCGTCTGTATCTCCCTCTTCATAATCAGTGAGATCACCATCAATATGGTCAATATCTAAACCTACAAAGCCATTAGCAAAGTAAAAGGCTAAACCATCTGCTTGAGGATATTTTTTTAAAGCTCTCAATGCAGTCTCGAAGTCCGACCAAGTACGTTGGTCATTAGACTTACCTGCACCAAAGTTATAAGGATTTTTAGGAATTTTCGTGTATTTTTCTCGCTCTGGGAGCCATTTCAATTGAAACAGCCCCCATTGCTTGAGATTTAATAATTCATCAGGAATCGATGAATAATCTGTAAATTTAGCCATCTAAATCATCCTTAAAATGGTAAATCATTATCATTAATTTCAGTGTCGCTACCTGCATTGCCCTTGAATGGGTCTTCTTTTGGTTGAGAGCCTTGAAGTGGGTACTTAGTTGGTTTCCAAGTATTTACAAAACAGCTGTTTCGCTTACGCTTTTCACCTTTGTATTCATTTTCATTAACGCCAACTTGTACTCTAGCGGTTCTGTTTTCACACATTTTCATAAAATCATCTTGAGTTTTAATATCTGCACCATCAGGGATGCCAACTGCTTTAGCAATGTAATTTAGATCTGATGACTTGTAAGAGCCGCTGTCATTGCCATTAGCATCTTTAGCAGTCCACACTCTGACGAATAAATGTTGACCGTGATGCTTAGCGTTTGTTTTAGCTAATTCAGGTACCTTGTCTAAGTCCTTGCGCACGATCATGTCAAAAACCATGCATTCATGACCACCAGGTGAAGCATCGCCCTTAACTGAGTTGATGCCCATTTCATAAGTCCCTGCGGGTAAAATTGAGTTATCTACTGCTTTTTTATAATCTACGTTTAAAAATCCTGCCATTTTTTAGTTCTCCTTTTTTTATTAGTAATATTGAATACCGTCTGGTTTTAATACGCCGATTGGCCAACCAGTATCGCTATTACAAATTTCAAGACCACCCTGTAAATTGGCTTCTTTTTGCCACTGTTCTGGATCTTTTAAATACGTACTTTCTAAAATTTGATTCATTTCTTAATAAATCCTCTCTTTTTAGCTTGATACCAGGCCCAACCTGGCTTATATCCGTGCATCTTTCCGTAAATTGCTAAATCTCTAAAGTTGGTCAATTCTTCTGGCTTCTTAGTAGAGATATAGTTGATATGTATTTGTTGTGCTTTAATCGCCTGCAATTCTTGTTCTTTCTTCTGCTTAATTTCTCTAATTTCTGCAGAAAAATCATGACCACATAAAGGACAAGTGACCAATTCAGCTCTAATTACACCGAAGCAATCTGGGCAAGTTTTTATTGCCGGTCCATCAGCACTTTGACCCTCTCTGTGTGGATGTTTAGAGCGATCATCCAAACTCCATTTATAGTCAGTGTCAGGTAAACCAAAGCGTTCAAAATTTCCAACTTGATCAATAATGATTGCTTGTTTATGAGGCTGATATCTCATCGCTCTCATTGACTGCTGTAAATAAACTACAAGACTTTCAGTAGGTCTAAGTAAAACTACACATGAACAGTCCGGTACATTAAAACCCTCAGACACCAAATCAACGTTACAGAGGACTTTTATTTGTCCTTGCTTAAAACTATCCATGATTTTATTTCTCTCGTTAGAGGGCGTTTTAGCATCTGCATGGGCGGCGTTAATTCCAGCGCTTCTAAATTCTTGGGCCACAATTTTACTAAAGCTAGTTGAATGACAATAAATAATTGTTTTTCTATCTTTAGCGAATTTAAGCCAGGACTTTACGATGTCACCATGAATAATGCTTTTTGTGAAATCATCCATTGATTTACTGGTATAGTCACCAGTGCTGGACTTTTTTAGTAAGTCTTTATTCCCTAATTGATAGCCATAAACTGTAAATGGTGCTAGTTTGTGATGTTCAATTAGCCATTTAGTTGTTGGCCCTTCAATCATTGCGGAATAAATATCTTTAAATCCTTTACCAGATAGTCGCCAAGGACTTCCAGTAAAACCAAGTCTAGGGACATCATTATAGTAACCAAAGATTTTCAAATAAGTTTTAGCTCTTGAGTGCTGTGACTCATCCACAATTATTAAATTAGGTTTTGGAAGTATTTTTAATCTGTTAGCTACTTTGCCAACGGTCATAATTGTGCAATGATTTAAATCAACGCCTTGCTGCTTGAAAGAATCTTTTATCTGCTTTACTAGTTCTTGGCGATGGACAAAGAATAATACATGTCCACCTTTTTTTACTGTTAATCTAGCAATTTCACTGATTACTACTGACTTACCTGATCCTGGAGGGCTAACAATTAAAACGCCTTGATTTCCAGCTGCTAGAGCATTTCTAGCCTTATCAACTAAGTCTTGCTGATAATCAAATAATTGAAACATTTAATCATCTTGCTTATGAATTTTCTGCATCATCTTGATGATCTCATTGGCATTTTTGGTATGATCATTTTCTTCATCGATTTCTCGTTGAATGTTTCTGACAAGACCAGCTAACACGACACCATGCCCATGATGTATTTGAATCTGGTTGCCATCATCGTTTAAACCGACGATAATGAAATGTTTAGTTCTGCCGTTAAGAATATCCATGCAAGTTGCACTTACTTTGTCTTCCATTTCTTTATCCAACTTTAACTTTTCATTTACATTTTCACTAAACATTATTTTTTCTCCTTAACTTTATCTACTGCTTTGTCTAAATCTGATTTTTGAAACTTAAATAAATCTTCGACTTTGCAGCCTCTACGCTGGTCAAGCCTATTTTTTGCATATGTCCCTTCATCGCCATCAAGAATTACACCGCGAGTTCCATCATCAGGTTTCTTAATCATTCGTCCTACTACATCGGATAGGCCCATTAAAACATTCCGAACTGAATCTCTTAGTTCCGGCCCATATTGATTGAATTGCTGGCCGGAAGCTGTAGTTATTGGATGCTCTGTTTCCCATGCTGTGATATATACGTTTAGTGGCATGTCATAAATCCATTCGATAAATCTCAAGAAGTAATTAGTCCATTGAGAATAGTGTTGTAATTCATTGCTAATTCCATTTTTTGATTCTCGGCCTTTTTCTTGAAACCAAATTTTTTCGAAATTGGAAATATCATCTAAAACTAAATTATCGTATTTAGTTGGATCGAATGACTCTAACCATTTGTTTAGATCTTCAATTGGTTTCTTAGCGTCAATTTGCCATGCCCCAGCTAAATGACCTGCTAAAACTTTAAAGGACTTATCAAAACCTAATACATAAGTTTTACCTGGAATGAATTTAGCAGTAGATGTTTTGCCAATTCCTTGTTTTCCATAAATAAGCACACGCCAGTTTTTCAACTTATCCAATGTTTGAATATTTATTTCAGGCATTCATTGATACCTCTTTTTCTAACTTTTGCCATTTATATCCACCTGCATAATTTCTTTTTCCTCTTACCACAGCGGAGATATTTCCTTGACTAATTCCAGTAATTTTTGAAGCTTGGTTTGCACTTGAATAGGCTGCAATTCTGTGGCTGTCTGAAGATAACTGAATAATAGGAGTACTAACAGCTTGAATAAATTTTTGAGTTCTATGACCGTAATTTAAGTTGTGAGAATGTGAACACCATTCTAAATTTGAAACATGATTATCATCTCTTATTTCATTTAAATGATTTATTTCTTGGTATCCATGAGGATTATTTAAAAATGCTTGAGCAACTAATCTGTGAACTTTGAATATTTTTCCTTTACCATTTTTAGAAAGTCTGACCATTAAATAGCCTTTTTCGTTAGGTACTTGCTTCATCATCTTTCCATAGATGGTTATGTGAGAATTGCCATGCTTAACTTTTCTAGTCAGACTACGAATCCTTCCAAAATTTGAAACTTCGTAAAGTGATTCAAAGTGTTTAATTGGCTTCCAAACTTCTTCTTTCCAACTAAATGCTGGCATTATTCTTCACCTGCGTCATGAATCAAATTTTTAATACCCTGAAGCTGGTTAAGCACATTGTTAGTAATTGCTTTTTCATATGCTTTAATCATTACTTGCTTAAACATAGCCCACTCATTAGTATTTTTGATTGCTTGAAAGGCTTGTCTTGCTTCAGACGAATCAAACTCTGCATTTTCCCATCTAGCAGCAAACTTTAATTGTGCTTGTTCCTTGATACTATCTTCTAACCAGTCTTTATCAATCATCGTTATCTACCTCTCTATCCAATCCTTCATTTTTTACTTTAATGATTGCTTCTTCGTAAATTGATCGCACTACATTAGCGACTACTTCACTTGGTGCAGCAGTAAATTTACCTGGCAATTCTGGCTTATTTTTATTAAGCCACCGCATTGCACCTGAATAAGTTTTGCCATTCTTTTTAGATTGATAGATCAAGTAAATTACCCAATCATCTGCATCATTTTTCATTTTCTCAATCCAATTCTGAAAGTCTTTTAGATCTTTATTCATCTTGCATGTCCTTTCCGTCATAGTAGTCTAGGACTAATTGCTTCATTTCGTGATTGTCAGTGCCATTTTCAAACATCCACGCATACATCTCTGTGGTTGAGTCAAAGCCCATGTCTTCTGCAGCCACTTCAGGTTCTTGTACAATTGACCAAATGATAAAATCACGGCAAGTATCAAATTCTTCATGTTGACCAATTGTGCAGCGCTCATCACCGTAGTAACAAACAATCACATCTTGTCCCTTAAGCCTTTCGTCCTCTCTTTGATTACGAATGAATTGACGTTCTTTTCTTAGTTGTTTTTCTGATTTTACTTTCATGTGTTATACTTCCTTTGATTGTTTTACTTGAGAACTACCACATCATGGCTGGTAGTTTTCTTTTTGTTTAAGTCATAAATCGTGGTTACTAAATCAGTAGCAGCCCACAATTTATCTTTAGTTTCTTTACTAAGTTCCATTTATCTCTCCTTTAAGAAATCCATTGAAAAACTGCGTCCCAAAAGCCATAAGACAAAAGACTCAAGGCTAAAATCACTACACCGATAAAAATGTTTAAAAGCTTATCATCTAAATCGTTCTTACGAATTGGCTTGTTGAACTCACGATAGTAGTTTTTGTTCATTTCATCTCATGTCCTTTCATAAAATCTGCAAGTGTTTCTTTGCTAAAGAGCAGTTGACCATCCACACTTAAAGGAATTAATTCATCACTGTAATTCAGTAGCCAATTTCTAAAGGTTGACTTGCTCACACCGCAATAGTTAGCTGCTTCAGTTTTATTAAAATATTGCTGTTGAATCGCTCTAGCTATTACTCTTTCTGGAATTGTGACTTGCATACTTATACACCTTCAATCTCTAGAGATAGTTGAGTGGGCTCAGAACTTAAGAGCCTATTAATGAAATATTGCTGACCTTTGCCTGTAACTTTTGTAGTAACAGTAATTCGTGAACTGCCATCTGGGTTGTTAACTGTTCTTTCTTTGACTCTGAATAAACCGAGTTCCATCGCTTTTTGAGTTGGTTGATTGTATTTGAGCCCTTTAGAGCAAAGATAGTGATGTTCACGTAGCCATTTAAACAGTCTGTTTTGTCCTGTTTCATAACCGTTTTGCCGTAGAATCTTAGCTAATTGACCAATTAAAATATCATTTTTACTTGTAGCAACTGCATCTGCAAACAAAGCTTTAGGCTTCATTTGCTTGTTCTCCAGCTTCAATCTGGTGTTTTCATTTTGAAGAATTGCATAGCCACGTTTGACAATCTCTTGTGGATTATTCCACTTGCGTTCAACTTCAATGAAATATTTACGAACTTCTTTGCCTTTTTCAGTTTTCGACATCATGCAAAGCTCTTTTGCCATGTCAATTGTTAGCAAGTAGTCTTGAAGTTTTCTAACCTGAACACCACCGTTGTTTGATACCTCCGTATCTGTGGATACGCTGGTGAAATCTTGTCCCTCTTCAAAGCTGTCAAAGTTTTTGCTTACCCAAAGACTGAATCTAATTTTTAATTCAAGTCCCTTATATAGGTCTCTTGCTGAAACAAGTTGTTGATCATTGTGAACTTGAACTTTGATTAATTCTTGCATTGTTAATGCTCCTTTCTATCTAAGGTTAAAATCACTAATGACTGTTAAGATAAATCGATTTGCTGCAGGATTAGTCTTGCGACCTGAGACGTAGTCACGTGCGTCTTGATTCGAAAGCTTATACATCTTAGCTAAATCAGTAATCTTAATATCATTATCCTTAAGGAAATTTTGAACCAGCTCTCGGCCTGGCATTGTTGATGGCATATGATCACTTCCTTTCTATATTTGGTAAACTAGATTCATCTCATAATTAGGAGGTGAATTAGATGGATTCAGAATTATCTAATAAAGAGATTGCAAAGTCGGTTGCAATTATTCGTGTCTTGGCTGAAAAGTTGAAAAGCGATAATCCTACAAGTACTCCTGCATGGGATATTAATCGCTTCAAGTCTGAATATCAGCGAGCCATGAATCGTCTAAATCAATAATTCTTAGAAAAGGCTATCTACTTAGATGGTCTTTTCTTTTTTACTATCTTCAGCTTGAAGGCTTTGTATTAAAGCCTTGGCTAAATATTCTTGTGCACTAGCTAAAAAGCTTCTGGTTTCATAAGAATATTTTTCGTTACTGATTTCTTCTAAATTCTTTTTCATTGCGCCGATAATAGTTTTCACTTATCTCACCTTCTTTCATATTTATTTAGTAAGATAAAAACATAGAAAAAATCTTGCATATTTTAGCCAAAGATATAAACTATAGGTGTAAGAAATAAGGCATTAAAACAGTTCCCCAACTATTAAAATTGCTATGTTTCTTGAGTTGTTTTTTTCTATTAATTTAACTTACGCAATTATAATAATCTAATTGGCTAAAAATGTAAAGATCATTTTAGCTATTTAGCTTAATTATTTTTGCTATTTTTGGGAGAAACGTTGATATGACAACATTTGAAAGGATAAAAAAATTATCTAAAAAGTTTGATAAAAATCTTCAAGAAGTAGCTATTGAAGCTGGTCTTGGTAAAAATGCTATTTACAAATGGCAGCAACAAAATCCCAAAGGAGTTGATTTAGCCGCTGTAGCTAAAGTTTTAAAAACTTCCACTGATTATCTTCTTGGAAATACTAATAATCCTAACCCCACTGACAATGATTCAGGCATTTCATGGTTAGATCTAGACATGCCATATGGTGGTAAAATTCCTGACGACTTAAAAGGAATGTACCGCGCTTTGGCTGAGCAATATGTAAAAGACCATCCTGAAAGTCTTAAGAAGGATTAATAATGAACGAAGTAATAACTTGGTTAATGAATTACTGCATGGAGCATGGTATTGGCGTGGTTTATCAAAAGAAATTGCCAGAAACCGCTCCATCTGACAGCTGGCATAATCCTAAACTAATAATTTTTAATGCGAACTACTATAAGGTTAACGAGCGGCCTTTCATGCTGGCACATGAAATCGGTCATGTTGTGGAAGAAGTTCCCGAGTATTACAAACTTGCTTATCTAGGAATGGAAAAAGGAGAGTTCTCAGCTAATCGTTTTGCGATTAATCTGCTCTCCCTTTACTGCATGGAAAACGACATTTGGTATGAAACTTACTATGATTTTGCTCAAGCGTTCGGCATCCCTAAAGACAAATATTACGTACTTGAGTTTGTGTTTGAATCAATGAAGGAGTTTTGATTATGAGATTAAATCATGATTGTGTAAGAGATGTGATGCTATTTATTGAGGAAGAACAAGAATTAGAAATGGCACTCCATTTACCTGATTTTTTAAATCAAAAAAAGCCAGCCAAAAGCCGACTTGATAAATACGATGCTGAAACTATTAAATATAGTTTAATGAAGTTAGATGAAACGAATTATTTAAATGATAATTGCGTCATTACTCAATATCAATTGATTGAATTTGATGTCACCTCAATCACATGGAATGGCCATAAGTTTTTAGATACCATAAGAGATCCTAAAATTTGGAAAACAACAAAAAATGTAGCATCCCATTTAGAGAGTATCTCTATTACACTACTTTCAAATATTGCAAGTAATGTCTTGGAAAGCTACATTCAAAAATTTATTCCAAAAGTCTAAATTCACTACCGTCGATGAATATATAGATATTGGTAGGCTTGTGACCCAATCTTTTAGTATAAAAATGCATTAATTCTGGCGAGACATAATCTATTGATTGTAAATCTTCACCAGAAATATGCATTGTACTTAAGAATTTATTCTGACCGTCTTCTTTTGTGAAATAAATAATACTTTTCATAATTGTCACCTCATTGACATTATACCTAATCGTCCACAGTGACGTTAAACCTGAATAGTTTTCGGAGGATATAGAATTTTGAATAAGAAGATTTTATCATTATTAGCAGTCGGTGCAACTCTAGGTGGAGTTTTATCAGCTCCTACCTCAACAGTTTTTGCATCCCGTACCAAGTCAGCAAAAGTTGCAAGAAAGCACGCGCGTGCTAAGAAAAGAGCTACTCATAAGAAGTTTAAAGTTCCTTACAAAGCTTTAGTTGGTGCTCAACCAACTGAAGTTGTAATTACTAAGAGAGTCAAAATGTTTGAATACAATCCTCGACTAAAAAGAATTTACAAACAAAATCTTAGTTCAGGCAGAGTTGTAACTGCTACTCAAGCAAACAACAATGCTTGGATTATTACTCACTTAGGCGCTGGTGAAGTCAACAAAGGATCTATTTGTGTAGTCAAAGGCAATGGCTGGTTTATGACTAAAGCTGAACAAGATAGACGTTTAGAAAATGCACGTCGTAGATTCAATAGTTCACTTGAAAATCAAGTTGGTTCTCAAGAATATAACGCTATGCGAAATGAATTAAATAGTTATAGAAACAATATTAAGAACTGGGTAGAACATTACTAATCCTAAAAAAACACCCGCTTACCGCTGGCACGGTAAACGGGCAGACATAAATGTATCCGGAAAATACAAAATATTTTGTAGACGAATGCCGACTGGCATCGGCGTTTTCGTCTACCCTATTTTAGCAAAATGGAGGTAAAAATTAAAATGCCAAAAAGAAAAAATACTTCAATTAAAGAGTATGCATTAAAATCTGGTAAAAAACGGTTTATGTTCCAGATCTATTTAGGATATAACAGCAATGGAAAACCTATTATTACTAGAAGACGTGGTTTTAAATCTTATGCTGAAGCTGAAGCAGCATATAACAAAATGTCTCAGATCAAGGCAGATGATTTTGTTAAACAAAAACAAATTAAAGTTAATGAATTGTTTGAACTATGGTTTAAAACTTACAAAGAAACCGTCAAGCCTCAAAGTGCTAGTAGAGTATTTGTTAATTACAAGCACCATATTAATCCCTATTTTGGCAATAATTACATGGATAGCATCTTAGTGAAGGATCTACAGAAGTGGGCAGATAAATTAGCAACTGAATTAGTTAACTATCGTCCTGTAATATCAATTATGAGATCACTTTATGAGTATGGTATGCGTTTAGGCTACATATCAGATAACTCAATTAGTCGAATTATTACACCAAAGAAAACCACTCGCAAGCGTCGCAATGTGGACGATAATGTTTATTCTAAAGAAGAGCTTGATACATTTCTTGATGTTGCTAAACAAGTAAATCAGTGTGTTTATACATACTTTAAATTACTAGCTTCTACAGGGATGAGAAAAGGTGAAGCTTTGGCACTTACCTGGAATGACATCGACTTGGTCAACAATACAATCTCTGTTAACAAGACTTTAACAAGTGTTGACCACAAATTAATCCTTTCTTCTCCAAAGACAAAGAACTCAAAGCGTTCTATTCCCCTCTCAGCCAATTTAAAGCAAGTACTGCTAGATTATCGCAAGAGTGAGAAAATCGTCTCAGTCAAGCTATTTCATAGGTTAAACGGCAACTATTGGTCATTAAGTCAGCCAGGAGATTGGCTTAGAGATGTCTATGCTAAAGATCATGCATTAAATGTTAAATACGCTAAAGAACATAAGCTAGATGATTCTTATGTTAGAGCTAAGGACTTACGTCACATATCTATTCATGGCTTTAGGCATACCTTTGCCACTCTCTTAATTGAAAACACCAATGTTAAACCTAAAACAGTTCAAATGTTGCTTGGTCATGCAAATATAAAAATGACCCTTGACATTTACACTCATATTAACAATAAGAATAAAGAAGACGCAATTAACTCTATTTCACAACTAAATATTTAG